TACCCGACCTCGATGGTTCCTGAATCGACCAGCGAGCCGTCGAGTCCGCGAACCTCGACATAGCTCTCGCCCTTGAAGCCCTTGGGGTACGAGAGCAGCGCGAGTCCGTCGTTCGGCTGGACGGCCGTGTTCGACCAGTCGCCCTCCTGGCCCTGCGCGAAGACCTGCACGGCGATCTGCTTGCCGCCCGTCGGGGCGACGTAATCGGGCGGATCGAACGGCGGCAGGTTGCCGGTCAGGAACGCCTTGAGCTTCTCCTTCTGCTCGTCCGTCAGCCCGTCCTCGACATCGGGCGGAAGCACGATGGGATGCTCCGGGCTGATCGGCACGGGCAGCGAGTTGTCGATGTACGGCGGCAGGTAGATCGGGTGCGAAACCTCGGGCTGGTCGCCCGGAAGTTCGTGATCCGGCTTCGGCTGGTCGCCGGGGAGCGTGTTGTCCACATACGGCGGCAGGAAGATCGGATGCGTCGGGAAGCCGTCCGGCTGGTCCGGTGGCTTCTCCTCCGGTGGCCCGCTCTCGACCATCGGGTCCCAACTGATCTCGACGCCATCGCGGACGCCCTTGACCTCTACGGCCATGCTGTTCCTTTCTGTCGATTGCTCACGGAGACTACAACGCCCGCCGCTCCTGCGACGATTCATGCCAGCGAGGGGGAAGTCGAACGAAGGAGCTAGAGCATGTGGAAGAAGGCGCTGCTCGCCGTCGCAGTCGTCGTGATCTTCAGCGCAGGGCTAGGGGTCGCGCTCGCCGCCAAGCCACCTGAGCCACCCGGCAAGAACCCATGCGAACACGGCAACGCGCAGAAGCCATGCCGTGACGACCCACAGCCGAACCACGGGGCTGACTGCAAGCCGCACGGCAAGGGTGGGGTGAACGAGGATCACTGTAAGGAGACGACGACCACGACGACGACCACCACGACTACGACGACGGGGACGACCACCACGACGACGACATCTCCTCCGACGACGACAACAACGACCCAGCCTCCGGGGACGACGACTCAGACGACAACGACATCACCGCCGCCGCCTCCTCCGGGGACGACGACGACCACGACAACAAGTCCGCCACCTTCCACGACTGAGACGACGGCGACCACTCCAACCTCACCAACGCCCACGCAGAAGCCTCCATCGCACAAGCCTAAGCCCAAGCCGAAGCCGACGCCGACGCCGCGCTCACACAAGCCGGTGCCGCCTCCGGTCTGCCCGCCTGGTGGTGTGACGACCGAGCGGTGCGGGGTACAGGGGAGTGGGTAGTACGTCCGATGGTTGATCCAAGCTAATCGGCATGGCTGCGTCACTCATTGACCGGCTTCCGCTCGACAAGCGTTCGGCTGCGCTCCAGAAGCTCAGCCGCAACGCCAACGCGCCGGGGGCTGGCACAAAGCAGCTCGCTCGCTCGCAGGTGCGGTTCGCCAAGCGTGCGGGGGAGCTGGGCATCTTCCTCATCGAGTCGAACGTCACCGGGGCGCTCGCAGCGAATGTCGGAGGGGTGAACCCTCCGGGCGTCGCCACGGTCACGTTGCAATCGACGGGGACGATGACCCCAACGACCACGGACATCACGACGAGCGAGCTGGATGCTGCAACCTGGGGTGCCGCTGGGGCGAAGACTGTCTCTGTCTCTGCGCCTGCGGGCACGAAGGGTGAAGCGGTGGTGACGGTCTAGTGGACTGCCAAGCCGACACCCCACTCGCGCTCATCGTCCCCTGCGGAAGCAAGGGGCGCTGGGTAGGCCCGGACGGGAGGGTGCGTTGCTCGCTGCATCACATCCAGGAGTTCGGGCACGCTGAGCGTCTCGTCAGGGTCGAAGGCTACGAGGCTCCCGATGAGATCAAGGCTCCCGCCCCACGGAGGAGGAGGAAGCAGTAATGGCAAGAGGCAAGCAAGAGGAAAGCTCGACACTGGTGATGGACGAGACGGGCATCAACGCCGTCGAAGCGGACGAGCTGGAGAAGCCGCCGCCGCCCGACCCAGAGGTTCTCCAGAGCGTCTTCGACCTGGCGTACCTGCGCCGGTCGCAGCAGGACCTTCAGCTCATCCTGGAGGCGCTCAAGGCGCACGGGACGGTCACCATCGTCCCCGATCCAGCGGCAGAGAACCTGCCCGAAGGGCCACCGGAAGAGGAACCAGAGGAATAGTGACCTGCGCTGCGCTGCCGAGGGGAGGGAGGGTCGCGCTAGCTTTCCCTGCCTCCCCTCCAGCATCCTTCACGCCCGCGAACGCCCTGGCGCATGTGCCGCCGTTCAACGACGTGACCGACAACAACCCCTGCGGCAAGCAGCACGTCATCACGGCAGGGGGCGTGGACGTGTCGGCCCAGACTCTCTGCATCCCGCATCTCGCCGCCAAGCTCGGCACGGCGGCGGTCTATGCCGTGGACTCGGCCATCGGAGCGACGGCGGGAGCGCCCGGATCGTTCACGCCCGCGTCCACGACCGCCCCGGCCACCCCCGCTGACCTCATCGCCGGGAGGCCCGTCCAAGTGACGGCCTCGCCGGGGACCGCCTGGACGACCGGGCAGTACGTCACATGCCGCGATGGGAACCGTGCCTACTGGAACGGCACGGCCTGGGTTGCGGGGACAGCGCCGTAGATGCCGACCTGGGCCTGGGTGCTGATCGTGGTGCTGCTGATCCTGCTGGTGTTCGGAGGCGTCCGACTGCGTTGATTCCATGAGCGGGGATGCGTCGCGCCAACGCACCCACCCGCACGCTGGCCTTTCCCTCGATGCAGCGGGAGCGGGAGAAGTCCCAGCGCCTCTTCGACATCGACATCGAGCGGTCGTTCCGGGACTGGATGGCGCAGCTCGGGGGCGACCCCGACGTGATGGCTCACGGGGAGCCGACCGAGCCGGACTTCGACCGCCAGCTCGACCTCACCCAGCGCGAGCGCGAGTGCCTGACCCTCTACGCCTGCGGCTACACGAAGCGACAGGTGGGTGAGCATCTGCACATCTCGATGGAGACGGTCAAGCAGTACACGAAGCGGTGTACCCACAAGCTCGGGGCCAGCACCACCGGGCAGGCAGCCTTCATCGCTGCTCTCGTCGGCGAGCTGGACCTCGACCTCCTGCGCGAGCATCTCTTCCGGGCGTGGGAGTCAGGCGGCCCAGCGGCAGCTCCACGGACTCCAATCGCGGCCTGACGCGACGAAGTAGCGATGAGCTGCTCTGGCCTGCGCCCATGCCCCCGAGCCGTGGCCGTACTTCGCGCGCTCCGACGAACCCATCTGAAAGATGCCGAGGTACTGGCCGTTCTGTGCCCAGACGTACCACTTGCTCTCGCACCAGGAGACGTTGAGTGCCTCCTGGCAATACTCAGCGAACGTCTTGCAGATCGCCACTTTCGCGCGAGCCTGCTGCTGGGCGATACGACCGTCTGGTGAGGCGGTTGCCGGTGCTGCTAACAGCGTGAACGCCAGTAGGATTCCGACGATCAGGCGCATGGGACTGCCCTCCTATGCGGATCAGAGCGACGGGGTGAACCAGAGGCATCTTGCGCGTGCGTGCGGGTGCCATTGGCAACCCCGTCGCTTCGTTTGAGATGTAGTGGCGTAGCCTACTAGCTGATGACGACTCTTGACCTCGACCCCGCCGTCGCCGAGGCAATCCGCGAGAGGCTGGGCCAGCTAGAGGCAGAGGTCGCCGACGCGAAAGCGCACCCGGCCAACTGGCTGAGACACACTCAGGCCATCGACCCGAAGACCGGCGAGGTCTTCAACTTCACCTTCGCGGACGGCTGGGAGTGGCAGCGCGACGAGCTGGACACCTACCTGCGCGATCAGGTGATCCTACGCCTGAAGGCCCGTCAGCTCGGCGTCTCCTGGCTCGGGATCGGCTACTGCGCGTGGAAGTGCCTGATCCAGCCGGGGACGCGGGCGCTCGCCGTCTCGATCAACGAGACGGAGGCGATCAAGCTGATCGGCCGCGCCTGGGACCTGTGGGAGAACTCCCCCGACCATCTGCGCTTCGGGGCGAAGGTCATCAAGCCCGAGCGCGGGCGACCCTCCTCCCAGATTCAGTGGGAGTTCCCGGACGGCCGCATCTCCTCCCTCATCGCCATGCCCTCGACTCCACGCGCGGGCCACGGCGAGACGGCGGGCGTCGTGCTGCTCGATGAGTTCGGCCGCCACCAGTGGGCGGACGAGACGTACAAGGCGTTCATCCCGGTCATGGCCGACTCGACCGAGACGCAGCTCTTGATCGTCTCCACGGCGAACGGCTACGGCAACCTCTTCTACGAGCTGTGGACGGGAGCGGCCGACCGTGACATCTCGGCGGTCTTCCTCGGTGCCGACAAGCACCCCGGCCGCGACGAGGCGTGGTTCGCGCGGATGCGGAAGCGGCTCAAGCCCGCCGACATGTCCGAGCAGTATCCGCTGAACGCGGCCGAGGCGTTCATGGGGACGGCGGGTTGCTGGTTCGACGTGGAGGCTCTCGGGCGCTACGCCGAGCGCCACCGGCAGACGCTCTACCGGGGTCGCTTCATCTCGGATGCAGAGACAGGCGCGAAGGCGACCTTCACGCAGTCACGCGACGGCTGGGTGTGGGTGTACGACAAGCCCGAGAAGGAGCGCCCGTACGCGCTGTACGCAGACGTGGCGACCGGGCGCGGCGCGGACTTCACCGCCGCCTGCGTCATCGACCTGACCAACATGAACATCGCCGCCGAGCTGCACGGGAAGATCGACCCCGACCTGGCCGCCGAGCAGCTCCACTTCCTCGGGCGCTGGTACAACACCGCCCGCCTCGCGGTCGAGATGGGCGGCGGCTACGGGGAGGCGGTCATCATCCCGCTGCGTGACGGCAAGCAGGGACGCCGCCCGTACCCGAAGCTCTATCGCCACGTCCAGGACGACCGCCCCGACTTCAAGCAGAACATCACCTACGGCTTCCCGATCACGTCGAAGACGAGGCCGCTCATCATCTCGCAGCTTGAGGTCGCCATCCGCGAGGAGTCGCTGCCGCACATCCCGCTCCAGACGATCCTGGAGTGCAAGACCTTCGTGCGCCGGGATACGCTCCCCTCACCGCGAGCAGCAGACGGGACGAACGACGACCGGGTGATGGCGCTCGCGGGAGGGCTGGAGATGTACCGCCGCTACGGAACGCATCCGAAGGACGTGCGAGTATCCCGCAGGAGAGAGAAGCGTGA